TCTAACGCCAAGCCATCAGAGTAGTTTCCGAAGCTCTGACCTTCGACCTCATGCCCCATAAGCCTAGCTACGACAGTTACAGGTACGTTTGCGTTCTCAAGCTGTGTAGCAAAACCCTTTCTGAGCGAATGAAACACGTAGTCTGGTCCGTATCCGAGTGAGACCTTCAACCGTCCAAACCTCTTACCAATAGCATCAGACCTTGCCCCATACTTATTTAGCGTAAGACCCGGCAACAGATATCCGTCTGTACTGGTATTCACCAACCTTGCGACAGTTTGGGCTATGTGTGGATGTATCGGCACCGTCCTCCAACCCGCTTCTGTTTTGGCATCCACTATCTCAGTCTTATTGCTGTATACGTTCACCAATTTAAGGGAACACAACTCGTGAATACGACAGCCCGTATAGGCCCCCAACTTGATTAGGTCGCAAAGAGTGTCTTCCTCACACGCCCCAATTAAGCGGTGATAATCCCCCACCCTAAACGCTTTCCGCTGAGCCTGTATCGCCGCCTTGGTTCGCTTCTTTGGCTTAGGTGGAAGTACCTTTACGAAAGGGGATGGAAGATTAAGGCCTTTGTTGTTCTCTAGGTAATCCCAATAGACACTCGCTGGCGAGATCATCCGCCGTCTTGTCGCCAAAGACAGCCCCTGCTCCGTACCAAGCACCACATTCACCCACTCCCGAACCTTAGGCTTTGTCGCATCGTGGGCATACTGAAACTGGTTGACGAACAACATCAGGTCTCGCCGCTGCATGTCAGCAGTCTTGGGGGCTACATCCCTTGTCGAGAGAAACTCATCAACATGCTCTCTCAAAAGCAGGGTCTTTCCGTGTGCAACATTCACAGCATCAAGAAGCGTGGTGCCACCGCTACCGTCGTTCTCCTCACCCAGATATTCAGCGATAGCGACACCTTCTTGCACCGCCCGTATCACACCATCGGCTGTGCCTTCTTGATGCTGCCGTTGAAAGTCTTGCCTAACGAGAGCAATAGAAGCCAAGACCTCATCATCGCTGCCAATATCTAACCCTTTGGCAATGTCGACCTGCTTTTTCCACTCAACGATGATCGGCAGGACCTTCCTCTCAGCGACACTCAGAGACTCTGTTTGCAACGAGACCACAAACCTCGGCTTGCCAAAGTGATCCCGTAGCTTTTTGGGGATTTCCATCACCGCATACCACTGTCGTCTTCGCTTCTGAAGATACCTCGGCATTTCGCTTCTCACACGCCATTACCACACACGTTAACCACACACGTCAGGAAAAATTAGTCATTATATATATAATGAAACAAGGGGTGCAAGCGTTCGAGGGTTCGAATCCCTTCATCTCCGCCACTTGCCCCCGCGAAAGCGTTCTCCCGATCCGGCCGCGGCCGGATTTTTCCGTTGTTTTCGAGGGTTATGCACGAGGGGCTGTTCACCGGCCCCGGTGACGGGTAGCCCGGAAGCATTCTCTCGGGGCCGATATTCTCTTGACCTGATGACTGTGCCGTTTTGGTGCAGCGCTTGTAATGCGTTGACCATTAACGGATTTTCCGTGTGTCGAAATTGCACTTCGACGCCGGTCTCATTCAGTCAGATGGACCTGAAATCGGAACTCGTCGCGGCATTGCCTAAGGTGTTGCCCACGTGCGGAGATAGGACGCCCCCACGACCATTTATGGAAACCAGCAAGGGACTGCATCAAGATTACATTTGCCCTGGAAACATCCAGCTGACCGAGGGGACTTTCCCAACCCACTGGATCCTTGAGCAATCGCCTACTGTTTCGATGCTGCCTGCGCATCAGCAGGCAAGTTCAGGCTGGTTCTCTGCACTAGAAGCAGCATTGCATGTTCCATGCGCCTACAAGATATTGCTACAGCCCGCCTTTTCGTGCCATCTTGTCGGAGATTCACACGTCACTCCGCGAGGACTACGCAACCGTATTTTTTCAACCATTCGACCAAACCTTAATGCCTGAAAAGTTTGCAGGGGTTATACGCCAGACTTACTACCTCCGTTCATGCCCGGCATGACAATTAAAACGAACAAGGCAGGGAGAAACGCACACATGTCATTTCGGTATATTGGCTCCAAGGCGCGCATCGTGGAAGCCATCATTGAACATGTTGGTCAACCTGACGGAGGCGTGTTCGTGGATGCCTTCTCCGGAACTGGTGCCGTTGCGCAAGCCGCTTCTCGTGCTGGCTGGAAGGTGCACGTAAATGATCACTTGACGTCGTCGGCCATCATGTCATTCGCGCGGCTAAGTTCTCAAGCAGATATACCGTTTGTGGGTCTTTCCAGCTACCAAAACGCAATTGCAGCTCTTAATGATGCACCGCCCCGTCAGGGCTTTATTTGGGCTCAGTATAGCCCTGCCTCTTCTGATCATTGCGCAGTATCGCGGATGTATTTCACGGAAGAGAACGCGCAGAAGATCGATGGCATAAGGCATCAAATACGCCAATGGCATGAGCAAGGCGTCATTACCCTACATGAGCAGCAAGTTCTTATTGCTGATTTGATGCGCGCTGCAAATCGTATTGCCAATACGGCTGGAACCTACGGATGTTTCTTATCAAAATGGCAAAGACAATCCCTTGATCCTTTAATTGTTGAGCCAGCGAGTTTTCCCAAAAGCGCTCCAAGCGCAACTTTGGGTTCTCAGGACGTGGGTGAGCTACAATGCAAGCCAGAAGACACTGTCTATCTCGATCCGCCGTACACCAAACGTCAGTACGCGGCCTATTATCACATCCTTGAAACCATCGCCCTTGGAGATGAGCCCGAGGTCGAGGGTGTTTGTGGCATTCGGCCATGGCGCGAAAAAGCATCTGATTTTTGCTACAAAGGCAGAGCTGCCAAAGCCATTGAGCGCCTTGTCTCCAACCTTCCGGCGCGACGCATCTTTCTGTCCTACAGCACTGAAGGCCACGTTCCAATCGAGACACTCTCTGATAGCCTAGCATGTATCGGAGACGTCAGCCTTCACGCGCTCCAAAATATCGGTCGTTATCGCCCCAACAAGGCAGCAAGCAAGGCCGCCTCTGATGTTGGCGAACTGCTTTTCTGCATCGAAAAGACCAAACAAGCAAAGCGCGTGGCAGCATGAAACCATCAAGCACAGTTGAAGGTAAGCGCCTTGCCAAGGTTGATGCCTACATCACCAAATGGATCGCACACCATTCGGGAAATGACGATGAGCTGCGTTTCCAGCTGCTGGAAGCTGCATCGTCCCGGCTTGGTGGCTTCGCATTCGAAGGGTTTTGCGCACAATTCGGGATTAAGCCCTTGGTTGCGCCAGAGCGATTGCTCGATGACGCCAAAGGCCTTGTTCAGCTTTTGGATGATACGGGCATCCATCCATCCCTATGTTTAAGTGCGCTTGCGCGTGAGGCGCTAGACCATACCGAACAACGCAACAGCGGCGCATATCACACCGATTTTCGCCTTGCTTTGCATCTTGCCTACAGCGTGGAGACGCACCTCAAAGAAGGGGCCAAGGTTATTGATCCTGCCTGCGGCGCTGGAATACTGCTCACAGCCGTGTCCATTGCTGCTTGCGGGCCGGACCGAATTTTGGCGAGCGAATGGCTCAGGCACTCAGTTTATGCCGCTGATCTATCGCCGATGGCTTTGCGCGGCACGCGGCTTTCACTTGCATCGCTGACAGACGATCTGGACGCTATTTTTGCCATGTACGCACATTGGCGCGCGCAAGATAGCCTGCTTGCCCCAGACGCCGAATGGCTTGGACTAAGCCCCGACGGCTTTGACATTGTGATCGCAAACCCGCCTTGGGAAAAGGTCAAACTTACACGGCACGAATACATCAAAGCGAGCGGAGAAACCCGTGATTACGGCACCAGTTATAGTCTTCAGTCTCTTGCCGGGTACGATGCTGCCAAATCTCAGCGGGCTGCGATGGCCGGTTCCCTCATTGAGCGCTACCCCGTTTTGGCGAAAGGTGAACCTGATCTGTATGTCGCTTTCACTGAGCTTTTATATAAGCTCACACGAACTGGTGGGCACGGCACACTCCTTGTTCCAGCAGGATTGATACGCTCACTCAACACAGAAACACTCAGGCGCGCACTCGTAGAAGGCTGTGAGGATCTCACCTTCACGGTTTTAGAGAACCGGGCTCGGCATTTTGCTATCGACACCAGGTTTAAATTCTTGGTCGTGAATTACCGCCGCCGGACCGTCTCCAGCAAACCGCTGGCGGCCATTAGGGTCGGTCATGGCATCGCCGACAACGACCGCGTTATGGCTGCAGCACCAGTCCGCCTGCCTATCAAAGAACTTGACCGCCTGCGCTCCGATCTCACTGTTCCCGAGGTGCGCTCAGCCGCAGAATGGCGACTATTCAAAAAAATGCAGATGAAGGGATCGCTTCCATCGAAAGCAAATTCGCCATGGTATCCTGAATTTTGCCGCGAAATCGATATGACCCATGGCCGTCGTCACTTCGTCAAGCAACCACAAGATGGATGCTTGCCTGTCATAGAGGGCCGCATGGTGCAGCCGCACCGTTTGGGTTGTAAGGCATATTTCTCGGGTGAAGGACGCAGCGCTGTTTGGCACAACCTCGCTTTGGGCGAGAGCCGGATTGCTCCTCAATTCTGGCTGCCAATGAGCGCGGCTTCGGCACAAGCTACGGAGCGCTCACAGCGCATGCGCGCCGGTTTTTGCGACATTACTGGCCAAACCAACGAGCGCTCCATGATGGCAGCGTTAATCCCGCCGGGCGTTGTTTGTGGAAATAAGGTCCCGACGCTCACCTTCCCCAACGATCCATCTGAAGAACGGCTATTTCTGTGGCTTGCCATTGTAAACTCAATACCCTTCGACTGGCTTCTACGGCGGATTGTAACAACAACAGTGAATTACTTCGTTCTTCGCTCACTGCGCCTGCCAAACATTGACATCAAGTCTCTTCCTGCGCAGCGTCTCATTGGTATTGCACGCAAATTGCAGCAGCTCGATCAGACCGGAAATTCGAACGAAGAAACGCTCTGGCGCATGGGTGAGCTTCGCGCCGAGGCTGATGTTCTGGTCGCAAGAGCCTATAATTGTTCAGAGGACGATTTGCGGCTCATGCTCGACGATTTCCCCTTGTTAGATCGTGGTCAGACAGCTTTGCTAGGCGAGCTTTCCTCCACGATGACCAAAGATTTCTTGCTGTCAACTTGGCTAACAAAAGCCCGTGGAGACGACCAGCATAACGCCGAGCGCGTGAAGTCCGCTCGCCAGCTTGGAGCGATACCTTATGTCAGCTCCGAGTTTGCCAATAGTATCAAAGAAAAGTTCAATGAGGCGGTCAAGTGAGTAGTAGTGCGCAAGCCATTGAGCGGGTCCTTCTTCAAAATATCGAGGATGGCGACCGGCGCAAGTTTATAGCCAAGTCAAACGACGCTGCCAGCGGCGGCGGTGCTCGTGATCTCCGCTTCCGGCCAGAAACAGAGTTTTTTCCATTTTTTCGGCGTATGTTCCCGAACAAAACATTCAAAACACGAAAAGCAAAGGGTGTCGCGTCTCAAATAGAAGTACTGAGCGGCACAGTGATTTGGCAGGAACCGACCGGTGACAAAAGCGCCATGATGGAAATCTGGCCCTCGACCGATGCGCGCCCCAATGAATGCAGAATCGCGCGAATTTCCGAGTTCGCTCTTGATGGGTTGATACAAACAGACCCCAATGGCGGGCGCTCGGTGTTCATGATGTTTCAACAAGCCAATGGGGATATCCGCCTCTATTTCACAACAGAAACCAGCCTGCGCACGCAGAATTGGGACCCTAGAATCAAGAAATTTGCCCAAGATTGGTTTGCAGATGGGTGCAAATCTGCATTCCTCGATTTGATAACCAAAGGGCAGTACCCCCATGGCTGATGCGAACAACATTCTGGCGCTGCTAGAAGCCCGCCGCAACGTATTGCTTGCCGGACCGCCAGGTACGGGGAAGTCTATGCTGCTCAGCGAGGTTGCCAGTCTTTTTGAAGCAAAAGGCAATGCCAGCACGCCCACCTACCAGCCAAACGCACCGGTCCCCATCCCGCCGACACCGACGAGCACACTTCCGGGTAGCATTGGCAAGGCAACCAACCGAAAAGTCTTTCGCTGTGTTCTACACCAGTCCAGCAAATATCGTGATTTCCTGACTGGCATGATGCCCGATGTCAGAAGCGGCAAAGCGCCCGGTTCGTTCAGGATCACAGAAGGCATCCTCTACAAGGCAAGCGAATACGCCAAGCAAAAGGACAGCGCTGCACTGCTTATAATCGATGAAATTAACCGAGGCCCGACCGTTCAGGTCTTCGGCGGAGCCATCGTCGCCATAGAAGCAGACAAACGCCTTGCCGCCGACGGTAAAACAACACCAGCCACGCAGTTCTTTGATATAATTAATCCCGTTGATGGTGATCTGATCGAGTACGCGTTCCCGCCAACACTCTATATCCTCGGGGCTATGAATCAGGCCGACGTCTCGGTTGAGCCACTTGACGTCGCTTTTCTGAGGCGTTGGGCTCCGGTTAATCTGGAGCCTTCTTCCTCTGTGCTGCGCGCGCATTTTGGTGCCGCCTCTAGCCCCGTATCAACATTACCGCCGACGCCTGGCTCCGCAGGCGACGTGATAGAGGCAGCAATTCAGGCATTTGATGCCGTAAATACCAGGATTGCGCTTGGCCGTGGCCCGGAATTCAGGATTGGTCATGGCGTTCTGATGGGCAATAGTGCCAAGCTTTCAAGCGTATCCGAAGCCCTTCAGCATTTTCAGGCCGCTTGGGGGACAATCAAGAACCACATAGATGAATCATTTTTCGGGGATGTGCGCGGCACCGCAATCATCCTGAATGCAGACCGGGGCATTGCTGGAAACCCATATGTCCTTGAGGAAACATCCTTTGGCGATGCCCCCCGCGCAATGATAAACGGCCCTTTGAGTGTGGAAGCCTCAAAGCTCTACGATCTGTTCGTTTCCCTGTCACAAAAGGCTGTCTGAGTGTTATGCGCCCGTGGCAGCGCTTCACAGCAATCGAATACGCCAAGCCATCCGCATTGCATGAAGAAATCGCACGACGTAGCAACGTTTCTGTTGCCACAGCGCGCGAGCTTTTGCTCCGAGCTGGAGATCGCGTTCGGGGCACGCTCGGGCTGGAAAGCGTTCCACTGTCTTTCAATGCCGACCGCCTCCAGTTTCAAAACGTGGCAGGCCTGCTTGTCTTAGCCTCAGGTATAGAACTTGAAATTGCTCCGAAATTTCTTGGCAGCGCGCCCGGATGGCGCGAGGATTTCTTTTTGTTGGCCATGCTTTCCCACCATGGCCGACTACTCGATAATGAAGGTCTCAGATCATCTGCGCAGGCGAATTCTGATCTAGCCTCCTTGATCGGTCGCTCGCTTATAGAGATGTACTGGAAAAACCAGCGCCGACCTTTGCGCACCTATCGACGTTTGCACCACGAAGATTTTGCACTCGAAGGAGATTTCGATCCGGAGGATTTATCGGTGCCATCGGAAGAGGGCTTCCCACAATCCGTGACGTCGTTCACACGGGAGAACCCTTACAACGCGATCATCAGGGCCGCAGCAGCTGGACTAGCGCCGGTCGTGCCCGAAGTTGAAACACGGTTGCGCCTTGAGCGTCTTGCACAACATCTACCCCATCAGCCAAGACCGTCCCGTCTTCAGGATCGAAGACTGCCGAGCCGCTCTAAAGCTTGGCAGCCTACATTCGATCTTTCGCTCGATATTTTGCGTGGTTTGGGAGGCGCTTATGATCCGAAAAACGCGCTTGCTCCAGGCTATATTATGCAAACGTGGCAAGTTTGGGAGCAACTGATTTCATTATCTTTACGCAATGCCTTTTCACCCAAAAACGTCCAACTCCAATCGTCAAACAAGCTGGGAACCAGAACGCAAGATGGGGTTATCAGAGCTCTAAACGTTTTTCCTGATGCTATCGTGTCCATAGTCGGTACGGCTGGAGACCGCCGGATCATCGTAGATGCTAAATACAAAGGACATGCGGATCGCTCATCCAAGTCGATCTCGAATGCAGACATCTATGAATCGCTTGCTTTTGCGCGTGCGACGGGAATTTCCGAGGTCGCTCTTGTGTATCCAAGGCCAGTGGAAGGGGCTTTATCCTCAAGTGACGAGGTTGGGTACGCCGCAGAATTTGCCCGAGCCGTTGCAGACGGCGTTCAAATCCGAGCCATCGAGCTCGGTGTTTGTGGCATTTCAGGCCGCCGTGGTTTGGGGCGCTTCTCTGAAGCGCTTGCAAAGATTCTTTAGTTTTTCGACTCACCCCTTAGATGTCTTCAGGGCTACCGCAAGAAAGAGCCTGTAGTCTCCAGCCCTGAAGCCATTCCATACCGGCATCACTATCCTTGTGCTCTAGAGCGCAGCCATGGCTGCGCCACCCATTCCACTGGAAACGGCGCCAGAAAGTCTGCCAGCTTCGCGTCTGGCGGTTGCTGCGCTTCGACGATTGCCTCGACGATGTCTGGCGCGAGCAGCGTCAACCGCATGACGCGCGTCATGTAGGACGGTGCAATCCCCTCGCGCTCCGCCAGTTCGGCAATGGTGGCGAAGTCGCCCGACTCAAGCAGCTGCTTCCAGCGAAACGCCCGCGCCAGTGCCTTGACCAAAGTGTTGTCCATCTTGCGTTGGCTTGATGCCCCATCCGGCAGCTGCATTTCCTTTCGCCCGCCGCGCTTTACGACGCGGAACGGGACGTAGAGTGTCACGGTTTCGGGGATCGGTGCGCCGCGTTTCATGCGGCCGCCTCGATGCCGCCTGTAAGCATCTCGCGCGCGAGGCCATTGAGGCCGTCGACGCGTAGCCGGACCTGTAGCCCGTCCGTGCCGATGTCGGCGCGCTCGATCAGCAGCGCCGCAATGCGTGCCTGCTCGGCAGGAAAGAGCTCGTCCCAGAGCGGATCAAGACGGGTCAGTGCGTCACGGGCATCGGCCTCGGTGATCTCGCCGTCTTTTGCGCGTGCCGCTTTCCAAGTGCCCGCTACGATTTCGGGTTGGCGGAACACGGTGCGCAGTTGATCGATAACGGCTGCTTCTATCTCGCCAGCGGGAACACGGCCGATCTCGCAGGTTCCGGCACCGTGTTTCAGAATGGTCTGGCTGACATAGTAGCGATAGAGTTTGCCGCCCTTGCGCGTGTGGGTCGGGGAGAAGGCTGCGCCGTCCGGCCCATACAGAAGCCCTTTGAGAAGCGCGGGCGTATCGGCGCGGGTGCGGGCCGCTCGCTTGCGGGGACTCTCCTGCAGAATGGCGTGGACGCGGTCCCACGTCTCGCGGTCGATGATCGCGTCGTGCTCGCCGGGGTAGCTCTCGCCCTTGTGCACCGCCTCGCCGATGTAGGCGCGGTTGTTGAGCATCCGATAGAGGTACTTCTTGTCGATCCGGTTGCCGCGCGGCGTCCGGATGCCGCGCGTACCGACCTCTCGCGCCAGTTCCGTGCAGGACCCAATCTCGAGGAAGCGTTCAAAGATCCAGCAGACGTGCGCGGCGGCTTCTTCGTCGATCACCAGCTTCCTGTTCTCGACGCAGTAGCCGTAGGGTGGCACCCCGCCCATCCACATGCCCTTTTTCCGGCTGGCGGCGACCTTGTCGCGGATGCGCTCGGCGGTCACCTCGCGTTCGAACTGGGCGAACGAGAGCAGGATGTTCAGCGTCAGCCGGCCCATGGAGGTGGTCGTGTTGAAAGACTGCGTTACCGAGACGAAGGTCACATGGTTGCGGTCGAACACCTCGACGAGCTTGGCGAAGTCGGCGAGCGAGCGGCTGAGGCGGTCGATCTTGTAGACCACGACCACGTCGACCAGCCCGTCCTCGATATCCTCCAGCAGCCGCTTCAGGCCGGGCCGGTCGAGCGTCCCGCCGGAAATGCCACCGTCGTCATATTGGTCGCGGACCAGCACCCAGCCCTCGGAACGCTGGCTGGCAATATAGGCCTCGCAGGCTTCACGCTGGGCGTGGAGCGAGTTGAACTCCTGCTCCAGCCCTTCCTCGGAGGATTTCCGGGTGTAGACAGCGCAACGCAGCTTCCTGACGATTGGTTTGGTCATGCGCCCCTCCGGTGGTTTTTCAGGCCAAAGAACACCCAACCGTTCCAGCGCGTGCCGGTGATCGCGCGGGCAATGGCCGACAGCGATTTGTAAGGGCGGCCCTGCCAGTCGAAACCGTCGGCGGTGACGGTGACGACATGCTCGACGCCCTGCCATTCGCGGATCAACCTCGTCCCGACGATGGGTGTCAGATCGGCGCGGATGCGGCTCTTTTTGCGATCACCGCCATCGAGTTGTTCGCCAAGGGCCTCCAGCCTTTTCACTGTTTCCGGCTTCAGGCCGCCATAGGCCAGCTCCTGGATACGGTACGCCAGTCGGCTTTCGAGATAGCGGCGATTGAACGGCGGCGGATCGCTGTCGAACAACTCACGCCATTGTTTCTTCAAGTCTGGCGTCGATGTCGTTTTGAGCGCGGCCAAGCGGGCGGGAATAGGATCTTGTTTGGTCATGCATTTCTCCGATGAGTTGGAGTTGCATGACGCCATTCGTCGGCCGGATAGTGTAGGCTACTTTCTCCAATTTTGTCAGATACTTCCGCCCGATCACGCATCCGCAAACGAACCAACCCGAGAGCCAGCAGGCCGCATAGCTCGGCGCGGCGTTCTGTGGGCGTCATCTGGTCGGGTGGCAGAGGGTTGGGTCGTTTCATGTTGCTTGCAACCTTGATTGATGGTTTCGTTTCCTATCAAAAGCCATCCCGAAGCCCCTTTTGGGACATGCCGTACCCTGAGCTTAGCAATGAGTGCGAACAAGTAGTGAACATACCCTATTGCGAAAGAAAGCTTCGTCAACGATGATCAAAGGCTAAAGCTGGAAGAGAGCAAGCAATCGTTGAGGTAATTTTATGGCGCGCAAATCAATTTCGATTGGTCCAGATATTCTTGCATTGATCGAAGATGCACGCATTGACCTTGCCAGAGCGGCCCTTGCCCTCCGAGAGGGTGACAATGAGCCTGATTTCGCCCTGCCGGATGCCCCTTCTGATCTGACCGATGACGAGGTCGCCGAAGCGTTTCGGCTGGATCTGACACAAACCTTGTCAAAATTTGATCACGATGAACTGCGACCGGCAGAGCAGCGATCACGTAGAATGCGGGCCCTCGCATCGGGAAAGGGCGTGGCCTCTCTCAAGACGATTATCAAGCAGCAACTCAATTATGCGCAGTCGCAGGAGTTCGACCGCCAGCCAGACCAGCTCTGCCGAAGCATCTGGACCTACCTTAATGCACGCGAAACGTTCGAGGACGCGGAAAGCTTTCATTTTGCTCGACAATTTCGTGACCACGGAAAACTTTATGACGCCTTCGAAGTCGAGCTTGAAAATCATTCGGCCCTCGATGCATGGGCCATCGACGAGGTGGCAATGGCATTCAAGATCAAGGAGTTGCTTGAACTGAAGCCCGAGATTTCCTGCACTGTGAAGGCGCTCGATCTGCCGGCAACAGAAACACACCCCGCGTCCATCATGCTGATCGTCCGGCATGGCGGGCCGCTGTCGAGCGTTTTTGACCATCGACGCGACGGACTCAGGGGAACAATCTATTATCGCCCTCCAAACGAGGCGACGCTCATTTACACGCCGTCAATCCGCCAGATTGAAGTCTGCGCAGACAGCCCCGTTGTGCGCCAGACGGTCTGCGACTCGTTCGCCGAAGTTGCCCTCGCCCACGACATCTCTCAAAAACCATTGACCTGGAAACGCTACAATCTTGCGCGGTTTCGTACCTCGCTTCGTCTTCAGCCGCCAGAAATCGATAGCTATGAATTTGCCTTTGCCCGCGTCGTGGAGGCCGAAATCCGGCTAGGGATCTGGCGGCGCAAGCTGCAACTGAAAGTCGCCGTCGATGACGATATTGAAGAGGTGGCGGACCAATATCTCGGGGCCAGAAACATATTCCGCCGTGCCGAAGCCTTCAGTCGGATTGCCATTGCTGTCGTCTACAACCGGGTCGGCGATGATAAGGTGCGGACGCTCAATCTCACGATCTCCGGCACCAAGAGTTGTAACCTGCAAAGCAAGACGGACCCCGAAGAACGGGCCCTCGGATTTGCACTTTTGAAAGAATGGGGGATTCTTAGCGCTTTCCGGCAGATCGCTCCCGATGACCTTCAGACAATTTTCCCCCAATTGGTGCAACTCCATGACCGTGTTGAAGATGAGGTCAGCGGTGGATATTTGCTGGAACTTGGGCTCGACGCCAGTCGCCTGATCGAGGGCGGGCTGCTTGAGCGCCGCGACCGTCAGGATGTCGTCCTGATCGATGACGACGATATCGACGGGGAAGGCACCGTGAAACCGTCAGCAACAGAGGGCATGGTCAACACTATGGGTCCGTTCGGCGAGGACACAGGCAGGCGACCATCATCAGATATCGAGATGTTCGCGATTAACGGCCAATGGCTTCACGAGACCCTTCATCGGCTGATAAAACCGCTCTTGAGCAAGCGAACAGCCCAGATCCTCGACCCGGACCTGACCTTGCTCGGCGCAATGCAGGTGGATGGTGTCGAGGTGCCCGTCTATTTTGCCCGGCGCCTGAATGACCCGAAAACTGCCCAAAGGCTGGACCTGGCCTTGCGTGCGCGGAACACAGCTGGCGTTGGCATCATTCTCGCGGCGAGTGAGGGAATGCCATCGCATCTCGGCTCCAACGTGGTTGTGCCACTTCTATCTCATCTGGCATCGGCGAACGAGGAGATCTTGTTCGCCCGCGACGGCATCGAACTGGCATTTCGCAACAACCTTTCGCTCGCACGCGGGGGCGTGTCACCGCGGGTTGTCCGGACAGGTGCGCAGTCTGGCACCCTGTTCATTCCGGGCAAGGAGCCGCTGCACCTCACCGGGAACGATCAACTTACAATCTTCGAACGCCTTGTTGTCGCCGCCGGGAAAGGCAGTCCCGATATTCAGGTCAAAGCGCTGATGGAAGGCTTCGAATCCAGAAGCCCCCAACAAACGTTCCGGAAGAATACATGGGACAGCATTCGGAACGTCTATATCGGCAAGGGTGCCAAGAATGGTTACTGGCGCCTATTGCTCGCCGGGCAACCGACCGAAGAGGTCTCAGATGCCCTGGTCGAAAGGCCCGTCTAACGTCAGTCTAACATGCGCCGGGAGACGGTCTAACAAACCACTGATTATTGGAAAGGCTCACTCAGTCAGAGGAGCATTCCAATGCCGACAATCACACGCACACGTTCGACTTCCCAAACGAGCCGCACTGGCGCCGCGGATACCGCCCCGAACTTTTCCAATCCTGAATGGCGCTGCACGCGCTGTGAAAAGCTGCTCGGCGTCTGCCGGGACGGCCGCATGCACCTGCGTTTTGCACGGGGCCACGAGTATTTCGTCGGCTTTCCGGTCGTGGCCACCTGTCGGGGCTGCGGCACGCTGAACCAGGCGCAATCACCTGCGGGCTAAGGCGCGCATTTCTTCACCATTTTCCTGAAATCGCAGAGACGCATGACGTCCTGACCTGGCTTTGAGAAGGCGCTGGACGCCTGGCCGCAAGGCAGGCGTCCAATGTCTATTTCGTGGCACGAGATCCGTGATCACCTCATGCATTCTTCATCTACTCTTAACTTTCAACGCAACTTCGATGCAATTCGACGCAGCAGCGGGTCGATCGGTAGCTTCAGTGATCCGGCCGCATTGCTGGACGCGTTGCACGTCGGTGGCCGTGCGCCGGACCAGAAAAACCGGTTGTTGGTCGCGCTGGTCGGGGTTGCGCAATCTGGTGGCGAGACCGCCGATTGCGCCCTGACATTGCTGCTGCTGGGACTCTGGCCTGGGCTTGATGCCATCCGCCGCCGATCAATCCGGCGTAGGATCGGATGCCCCGATGAGGTCGCGTCCGACATTCTGGCGCGCACCACCGAGGCAGTCCGCGGGCTCGATCTGGTTCGCGTCAACTGGATTGCGGCCACAGTGCTGCGCAACGTCGAGCGCGACATGATCCGCGTCCGGCAGCGTGATCTGGCGCGGGAAAGCCTCAGCTGCGTCATCGAGCCCGACGACGTTCCAGCTGAACATGGGGGGTGTTGGCCCACGGCCGAAGACGCACATTTCGGTGACGATCTGCACAAGCTGATTGGAACGGACGCAGCTTTGGTGATCCGTGTGGCCATCGACGGTTTCACACAAGCCGAAGCGGCGGCGGATCTGGGCATCCCGATGGAGGCGGCACGCAAGCGCTACCAGCGCGCCCTCCTGCGCATTCGCGAAGCTTTTCAGAAAAATGTTTGAACCCTTGTCCCATACCCGCGCCGCAGGCGGCTTTTTATCAGTAATCGGCCCGGAAGCGGGCATCTCCACCGAAAAGGACGAGCCATGCAAGATGACAATCACACAACTGAATTGGTCCGTGTACCCGGGCTCTACCGCTCTTGGGAATTGCCGCAGGTGCTTAGGCTTCATGAAGCGTTTCAGATTGAATCTGCTGGTGCGCATGAGGACGAGACACCGCTACTGGCGATCTACTCATCAGACCAGAACCAGTTTGAACGGGTTCTTGCAGAGCTTTGGTCTCCCAGTCCTGCCGATCGCCCATACCCCCTCGGGACAGTTTCGGAATCCCGAGAGCAGAAGCAAGCGAGGAGACCAGCAACATGACCACAGCAACCATCACCACAATCCAACCGAAAGGTTCGCTTACGGAAATCCAGTTTTGCGCTTGGGTGGCACAAGCCATGCCCGGCGATCGATTGGAATACCATCGCGGGTTTCTGGTGATCGATACTTTCCCGGGGCTTTCCAAGCTTGGAGACAACGAGCGAAACGAACTGCGCCTGTTGGGATCACGGGCGTTTTGGACGGAGTCCCAAGGCCTCGTCCATCTCGTCCAGGAACGATTGGCGGCGGACTGCTTTGCTTACCTTGCCATCGCGCGGCCCAAGCTCCTGTCCGGTCGGCCCGCAACCCATGTGCAGCTGCTGTCAGCTGCCTGATGCCATTCACCCCGAAAGGAGACCTAATGACTTACCCTGAAAACACCCCGAGCGTGAACGACATGCTGAACATGCCCACCGGCGAGCTAGCGCAGATGCCGGTCGAATTACTGGCGGGCTTGCAGGCTGAACTGGCGCACGCAACCACGCAGCTGAAGGCCGCCACGGCGCGGTTCAGCACCGCTCTGGATGTGCGCTACGCCACCCGCGCCGCTGAGGCCCGCCGCGCCTGCGCCAAAGACACCGGAACAGTTCGACTGGCCGATGGCGATTACACCGTGGTGGCTGATCTGCCCAAGCGCGTCGACTGGGATCAGGCAAAACTGGCGCAGATTGCAGCCAACATCGCCGATAGTGGCGAGAACGCGGCTGAGTTCATCGACACCAAGCTGACCGTCTCGGAGCGCAAATACGGTGCGCTGCCGGAAGCCTGGCGGAAGGGGTTTGAGCCCGCCCGTACGGTGAAGGTGGGCACGCTGAAGGTCTCCCTTATTAAGGGAGACGCGGCATGACCCTCCGCATTCTCTCAGCCGATGAACGTCTCGCCGAGGCAAAGGGCAAAACCACTCTTGCAATATTCGGTCAAAGTGGTGGCGGCAAAACAACCTTACTGACCACCATGCCAGAGGACAGGACTGTCTGCCTCGACTTTGAGGCGGGTCTCAAGTCAGTCCAGAATTGGCGCGGCGACAGCTTGCCTATCCGCCGCTTCGCTGATGCCGTGGATATTGCGTGCCTGATTGGTGGTGCCAACCCGGCAGCGCAGCCTGATGAGCATTTCTCAGAGGCCCATTACAACCATTTGCGTGGGCAACATCCCGAGTTGGCTGCACGGCTCGACGCAAAGAGCATCGTGTTTGTCGATAGCATCACCGATCTGACGCGACAGGCTATGGCCTGGGCCAAGACCCGGCCCGAGGCGCTGTCGGAACGGACTGGCAAGCCAGACACCCGCGGCGCTTATGGACTGCTGGCGCGCGAGGTCATTGGCTTGCTGAAGCATCTTCAACACGCGCCGGGGAAAACGGTGATCTTTGTTGGCATCCTCGAGAAGGTCGTCGACGACATGAACCGGGTGACGTTCCAGCCTCAGATGGAAGGCGGCAAGGTGGCACGAGAGCTGCCCGGCATCGTCGATCAGGTGATGACGCTCGGCCTCTTCAGCCCCGACACCGGCCCGGACGGCACCACCACATGGCGCCACGATCCCGACAAGGGGGAAGTCCGGCGTCTCGTGTGTCGTTCTGGCAATCCTTGGGGCCTGCCGGCCAAGGACCGCTCAGGCCGTCTCGACCTGAGCGAGCCCGCCGACCTCGGCGCGCTGCTCACCAAAATCAACCACATCCAGAAAGGATAATCCTCATGAGCTTTGATATGAATGATGTCGCGCCACAGCAATCTGGTGACCTAATCCCGGACGGCACCTTTGCCAAGGTGACTATGTCTATCCGCAAAGGCGGCACTGACGGCACGAGCGAGGTGGATCGCGGGCTGCTGAAACCCTCCAACCAGCCGGGCAGCGATGTGCTGATGGTCGATGCCGAGTTCACCGTGGCCGAGGGCCCGTTTGCCCGGCGCAAGTTTTGGCAAAATTTCACAGTGCAGGGCGGCAAGCTTGACGAGCAAGGCCAATCAATCGGTTGGAAAATCGCCAAAAGCCAGTTTCGGGCGATGATCGATAGCGCGTTGGGGCTAAACCCCGAGGACATGAGCGATGCTGCGAAGGCCAAGCGTGTGTTGCGCGGCCTCGCCGATCTCGATGGCATCACCTTTGTCGCCAAGATCCAGATCGAGCCAAACCGGAACCCGGCTTACAAGGACGCCAACAAGCTCGAACATGTGGTCCTGCCCACAGCGCCTGAATGGCAGAAAGTGATGGCATGTGAGATGGTCTCGGCGCAGCCCTCGAACCGTCCACGCCCGGCAGCAGCTGCGCCGGTGTCAGCGGCACCTGCCTGGGGGCAATCACAGCCGGCTTCAGCCAGCGCCACATCCGCATGGTCGTCTGGGTCAGGTCAACCCGGTGGTCAAACCGCAGAACCTGCTGACACAGCCAAAACTGCAGGTGGCCCGGCGTGGCTCAACCCATGAGCCCGGATGAATGGCAAGCGCATGTCACCACGGAATCGGCCCTTGCAATGGGGCGTTGGTTGGAAGCGCGGGGACGGCTCGACCGCCCCATCGCCAGCCTCACGCGAAAGGACCTCGAATGCATGGCGTCGAACGCGATCAGCCGGTTCATTGTTCTGGCCTCGGAGCGGCGAACACAAGCGCCCGAGCCAAAGGAACGCGCAGCACTCGACCTTCTGCTTATGGGGTGAGCCGCGGTGAGCTTGGCCGGCGCGTGCCCTGCGCGCTCTGCGGCCGGCAAGCCAGGGGCTTCGGCTACTGCCACCTGCTGAAATGGGACCGCCATCCCCATCACCGATTTTGTTCGATGGCCTGCCTCACGGTGGGCAGCGCCATCGCTCGGAGGAATTTTGGAATGATCGACAAGACTGACATGGAAACGCGCGCAATCCGCGAGGCGCGTCGCGATCTCGCCGAGGCGCTGACGGAGATAGGCTTGATGCCGGCCTTCTTTGATCGCCCGGCCGAGGACATCGACCGCCTGATCGAAGCCTGCGTGGACGGGTTCCAAGCATCCATGCAACGCCAGTCCGATGCTGGCGACGTGCCTTTTTAGGGAGGGATTTGAACATGATCGATCTCAACCACAATTCTGGGTTTGTCTACGGACGCAGTGGCAATGAAACCGCGCCGCTTGGCTCTCGGATCAACGGGCGCATCGACGCAGCACTTGTCGCCGAGCGCGACACGCAGCGCGCGCGCGACTATCTCGGTGCCAGCCGGATCGGCGAACCCTGCGCGCGGCGCCTGGTGTATGAATTCACCAAAACGCCAGTTGATCCGGGCAAGGATTTCGAGGGGCGCACGCTGCGCATCTTCGAGGCGGGTCACATATTTGAGGAACTGGCGATCCGCTGGTTGCGGGCGGCCGGGTTCGATCTGCGGACGGAAAAGCGCGATGGCGGCCAATTCGGCTTCGAGACAGCAGGCGGGCGCATCCGTGGCCATGTTGATGGGATCATCGTTGGTGGCCCCAACGTTGAAATTTCCTGGCCGGTGCTTTGGGAAAACAAGGCACTGAAGGCATCAAGCTGGAATGACACGGCCAAGAAGGGCGTGCGGGCTTCCAAGCCCGTCTATTACGGACAGCTACAGATCTACATGGCCTATATGGGCCTGGAAGCGGCGATCTTTACCGCGCTGAACAAGGATACCTGCGAACTTTATCATGAGCATGTGCCGCTTGACGCCGCTGCCGCGCAGGCGCTCTCGGACAAGGCGGTGGACGTTCTGCGCGCTGCAGATGCAGGTGATTTGCTGCCGCGCGTTGCCGCCCATGCCGATTTCTTCCTCTGCCGGTTCTGCCCCTTCGCAGCACGATGCTGGCAGGAGGAGCAGTGATGAGCATCACGATTACCGCGTCTCAATCGAAAGCCATCGCTGAAATCCGGGACTGGTATCTCAATCGCCGCCATCTGCAGCAGGTCCTGCGCATGTTCGGGTATGCCGGTACTGGAAAAACCACAATCACAAACCTCGCTATTGAGGCCCTCGGCCTTGAGCCCATGACGCCTGGGGGCTTGGGTGGCGTGCTCTTTGCCGCCTTCACTGGCAAGGCTGTTCTGGTCATGACGCGCAATGGCACATCTGCGCAAACCATTCACAGCCTGATTTATCGCAATTCTGAAGCCTCGCCCGAAGAAATCGCGCGTGTGAGCGAGGAACTGGCAGCGCTTGAGCGCGACCTCCCCCGGATGGGGTCGAGCGAACGGGCCTTTGCCCAAGCGCAGATTGCGCAGCTGAAACTCAGGCTCGACCGCATCCATGAGCCACAATTCGTGCTGAACCCGCAATCCGACCTGCGTGACGCAGATCTGCTTGTGCTCGACGAGGTGTCGATGGTCGGCAAGAAGATGGCAGAGGACCTGTTGGTCTTTGGCAAGCCGATCCTGGTGCTGGGGGATCCGGGGCAATTGCCGCCGGTCAAAGACGAGGGGTTCTTTGTCAAAGGTGAGCCAGACGTCATGCTGACGGAAATCCATCGTCAGGCGGCAAATAGCCCCATTCTGAGGCTGGCAACTATGGCACGCCGTGGCGAGTCCATTCCCTTTGGCGCCTTCGATGACAATGTCTGGAAAATGTCACGCCATGACGTAGCACCGGCGCAGCTTCTCCACGGTGGTCAGGTGATCTGCGGGAGGAACGCGACGCGGCGCAGGCTCAACACAGCTATGAAATCTGCTGCAGGCTTTTCCGCCGATTATCCCACCGGTACAGGCGAAAAGATCATCTGCCTGCGCAATCGCCACGATCTGGGTCTGATCAACGGCATGTTCATGACGCTCAGCGAAGTGCGGCCACATCCGCATAATCCGCGCGCATTCCGCGCCGTGATCAAGACCGAAGACGGTGTTGCGATTGGCGGTGCGCAGGATTTCTGGCGCGGTGAATACGATGACCACGTCGTCTTCGACCCGAACCGTAATCGCCATGAATGGGCAACGCGCCGTGGTCTCATCGAGAGCAGCTGGGGCTACGCCATAACCTGCCACAAGGCGCAAGGAAGCCAATACCCCACCGTGGTCGTTGTGGATGACGGCTTTGGTCACTCTGCCGAGGTGCGCAACCAGTGGCTCTACACATCCATTACCCGAGCCGAGCGCGGCCTCCTGATCCTTGCCTGAAGGAGGCCAAACATGACAGCCACCATGATTGATTTCAACGATGCCATACCGTTGCGGCCACAGGCAGATCGCTATGACCTGGACCTGATTGTACAGCGTCTGCGCGAGACGGCCGAGACTTGGGTTCCGCAGCTGTTCCCGAACGGCAAGCGCGTCGGCGATGAGTGGCGGTTGGCTAATATTCGCGGTGATGCGCCGCGCAACACCGGCTCCTGCGTCATCACCCTGCGCGGGCTGCATGCCGGAGACTGGATTGACTTTGACGGCAATGAGGGTGGCGGGCCGATCAGTGCCATTGAAGCGGCCACGGGTCTGACCGGGCGTGAACTTATCGTCGAAGCAGCAGACACGGCTGGCGTTCTCCCGGGGGCGCCCGCTCGTCAAGCACCCATATCCAAACCAGCGCCAAAACGGGACGCAGCGCAGGATATCACCCATATTCTGTCCCACGCGGTGCCGATCGCGCAGACGCCTGCGGCACAATATCTGCAAGGGCGTGGCTTGGCATTGCCGATGGACAGCGACCTGCTGTTCCATGACGATCTGACCCATTGGGAAACCAAGACCGGCTTTGCAGCACTTCTTGGGCAAGTGCGAGATCGCAGCGGTGACGTGATCGGGTTGCACCGTACTTACCTTGTTCAGGACGCGGACGAGGTGCGCAAGGCGGACGTGTCCAAGCCAAAGATGATGATGGGACGCATCGCAGGCGGGGCCGTGCGCCTCGCGCCGATTGGCAAAGATGGGCGGGTTGCGCTTTGCGAAGGCATCGAAACCGGTCTTGCGGTCATGACGGCCTGCCCCGACCTCCCGGTCTGGGCGACGCTCTCCACCTCGGGGCTTGAACAGTTGGAACTGCCGCCAGCGGGGCAGCGCGTGCTGATCTTGGCCGATCACGATGCATCCGGTGCGGGATTGCGTGCCGCTGAGGCCAGCGCTCGACGGCTGCGCGCCCAAGGCCGGGATGTCGCCATCGCGCTACCGCCCGTGGAGGGTGAGGACTTTAACGACATGCTGCTTCGGGCCGGTTCGTCGGCCGTGGTGTGTTTGATCGAGGCAACGGAACAGGAGGTTGATGCCGACGCTGTGCTGCAAATTGGCCAGCACCGGCCGCTCAATTATCAGGGAAGCAGCGGAGACATCCCCGTCCTGCGCGCCGATGAGGGCGATCTGAGCCGTGCGGTCTCGCAGGTCTGGAGCCTCGTCATGGCCTCGAACCGCACGCCCTGGGTCTTCCGCTTCGCTGGGCAGCCGACCTGGGTGGTGCCGGATGATGAAGGCCGACCCGTCGCCACCATCCTTAATGAAGAGCGCTTGCGCCACATGCTGGCACGCCTCGCCCGATGGGTCCGCGAAAACGCCAAGGGAGAATTGTTGCCCGCGCCGCCGCCATTGGCCACGGTCAAATCCGTGCTCGCAACGCCGGACCCCGCGCTGCCGGTGCTCACAGGCATCGTGAACACGCCTGTCTTCGGCCGTAGTGGCACGTTGATCACAGATCCCGGCTACCACCCTGATGCCCGGCTGCTCTATGTGCCAGCACCAGGCTTCACCGTGCCGGATGTCCCTAAGCGTCCGACAGAGGCGGATATTGCGGCAGCGCGCGAGCTGATCTGCGACGACCTCTTTGGCGACTTCCCATTCACCGGTGAAGCAGAACGCGCCCATGTCGTGTCGTTGCTGCTTCTGGGCTTTCTGCGCGCTATGATAGACGGACCCACGCCGCTGCACCTGATTGAGAAGCCCACACCTGGCACTGGCGCGACGCTGATGGTTGACGCTGTCGCCACGATCCTGACCGGCACAGGGGCCAGCGTCATGACGGAGGGCCGCGATGACGAGGAGTGGCGCAAGCGCGTTACCGCCAAGCTTCGCCAGATCCCCTCGATGATCCTGATCGACAACCTGCGTGCCAAGCTTGACAGCTCTGCCGTGGCCGCAGCCCTCACAGCACCTTTTTGGGAAGACCGCGTGCTCGGGGTCTCGGAAATGACCCGGCTGCCGATCCGCTGCCTCTGGATCGCGACCGGCAACAACCCCGAATTTTCCAACGAAATGGCCCGCCGCCTAGTGCGCATACGGCTCGATGCGAATGTCGAGCGCCCCTGGCAGCGCGGTGGGTTCCGCCACCCTGATCTCATGGTCTGGATCCGCGCCAACCGTGCACGCATCGTGGCGGCCTGCTTGACACTGTGTCAGGCGTGGATCGCCGTTGGCAAGCCGCGTGGCACAAAGACCATCGGCTCCTATGAGAACTGGGCGCAGGTGATTGGTGGCGTTCTGGAGACGGTTGGCATCCCGGGCTTCCTTGGAAACCTCGAGGACATGATGGCCGACTCCGATAGCGAGGGGGCGGGCTGGAGCGCCTTCATCGCCGCCTGGTGGGACAGGTTCGGGACAGCGCCTGTTGGGGCCGCAGACTTGTTCGATGTTGCGACATTCTGTGACCCGGCACCGCCAATGAGCGGTGGGACAGAGCGTGCCCAGAAAACAGCCTTTGGGATATCGATTTCGCGCATGCGGGATCGGGTATTCCGGCTGGAAACACGCGCGGTTCGCGTTCGCAAAGCTGGCATTTCGCACAAGACAACTCGGTGGCAACTCGAGTTTTGTGAGCCTCAGACGCCATCAAAAATGGCAAATCAACCTGAGGTTGGGGGACCTCTGTCCTCAAAGGGGGACCTCGAAAATGGAGGTACCCCTAGCCAACCTGTTGAAAACATTGGCCGAGGGGGACTTGGGGGACCTGGGGGACCTATTCCGACCCCTTCACACATGCGCATGCGCGCACACGCGCACGATAAGGAGGAGCTGGAAAAAGGTCCCCCAGGTCCCCCAGGTCCCCAAAACTATGAAAAAACAGAGCCTTATGGAGGGGGACCTCTGGGGGGACCTCAAAATGAAGGTCCCCCGAGGTCCCCATGCCCCGATTGGCTAAAGGAGCTCGACCCATGAGCCGCCTAAGCCATCAACCTATCCATCCGACGACGGCGGCCGGTACCTCCAAGCACATGACCGCCGTCGTCTTCCACCCGAGCAGCCAACTAGAAAAGGAGATCACTCATGGCTGAAACGACTCTCGCTGACGTCAATCTCAGCGCAACCCCGAAAACGCCCCTGCAGCATGCACAGGGCCAACGCACGATCCTTGCCCTCGATCTTGGGACCACTACCGGCTGGGCCATTCGTGGCTATGACGGCCTGATCACCAGCGGCACGGCTAGCTTTAAGCCAGGTCGCTACGATGGGGGTGGCATGCGCTATCTGCGCTTCACCAACTGGCTGACAGAACTCGACAGATTGTCAGGCCCGATTGCTACGATCTGGTTCGAGGAAGTCCGCCGCCATGCGGGAACTGACGCGGCTCACGTCTACGGCGGGCTGTTGGCGGTTCTCACCAGCTGGGCGGAGTTGCGTGGCGTGCCGTATCAGGGGGTGCCGCTGGGCACGATCAAGCGCAACGCCACCGGCCACGGCAATGCGAACAAACAGGCCATGATCGATGCCGCCCGCAAGCGCGGTTTCAGCCCGGCTGACGACAACGAGGCAGACGCTATCGCGATCTTGCTCTGGGCGATTGAGACGCGGGGAGGGCTGGCCTGATGGGTATGCGCTTCACTCCCAAGGGTTATGGCGGCAATCGCCGTGACCCTGATCAAGTCAAGCGCGATGGCTGGCATGAGCAGCACATGCTTGCGGTCTCGCTCGACGATCATCGGCTCACGTGGCCGGAACGTGAACTGGTTCGCCAGCTGGGCGAGAAACTTTATGGCAAGCTGCCAGCAGTGAGGGAGGTGCGCCATGGCCGATGAATGGACACGGGCAATGGTGGCGGACCGGCTGGATCTAGCTGCAGACGTGATGCGCTCCATGCCGCCGGTCCGCCCACAGGGTTACGTCAGCTCTTGGCCGGAATACGTCTCAACATTCGCCGATCAGGTCGAGCAGGAGCCGCGGATGAAAAAGCCGCTGCCATCGCCGCGGATGATCACGCAGGCCGACGAGGCGATGCTGTGGCTACGCTGGGTGGACAAGGACATCGGCCAGATCCTCTGGGCCCGCGCCAACCGCAAGGCCTGGAAGGGGATCTGCTGGGCGCATGGGGTCAGCAGGGCCACGGCGAACCGGCGATATGAGTATGGTTTGGCCGTGATCGTTTGGAAATTGAACGGCAGAACCGTCCCGCGCAAACGGTCGATGCAGTTCGTTATTCAGCGGACCGCTTGAGTGATCGGGGCGGCGGTAAATACGGCCACCCTGTCAACCTCTTTCGTTCGCGTGAGACACTTTTCGGTGAGACACCGCAAGCTGTGACAGATCTCGATTGAGAGGCTAAAAAAAGGATATGCTCGAAGTTGTGCGCGTGGGAGAAATGTCCTTGGTTATAGCGAGGCAACATAAGTAGCCTGATATCCTCTTCGTTTTGGTGCATTTGACACGCTTGAGACAACTAGTGACGTTGACCAAGCTTATGATGAGTGCGAAAAATCGATTGGGGAAAGCTGAAACTCTGGAGGTGACGCCGTGACCTCTAAAGACATATTATCAACTACCGAGGCAGCACGTCGCCTGTCATTTAAGCGCGGTTATGCTCGCGAGGCTGTATCAGTCGCGCGCAAAAAACCGGCCAATGTTCGCGATATTATGTTAAAAATTAGGGAGATCCGCCCCAGTCTTAAAGCCCGTATACGATTGGCCAAGCAGATCAAGAAAATGCCAGGCGTTATTACTGGTTCATATTCATCATCTGGGGCCGTCCGAGCCGTGTACCGAGAAGTCGTCGCAATGCAGACCCAGCATGAAGAACAGGAGCTTTTTGCAGAAGATGTGCTCTTATATTCTGCCGTCTTTGCTGAAAGCACGCGTACGAAACGTAGTCTGCACATTGCAAGGATCAGCTTGAATTATCATGCGATTGAACGGCTGATTGAACGAAGCGATTGTGAAATTGGCCCAGGCTTTCTTGAGCTGATCGATCAAGAGGCGAACCATATTCTCAAGGAACTGGCGCGTGATGTGACCATTACGCACAATGAAGACGAATTCATACGATCGAGCTACTGTGGCGTTTGGGCAGGAAGCATTGATGTCTCAAGGCCTGACCCTGAATGGTTCGCCTTTGAACAAGACCCCAAAGCTCCGATCTTTTCTGTCCGGACATTTCTCAGTCCCGATGAAATGCATCCGTACGTTTGGATGAAATGGAACGACGGGGTCGCGGCTAAACCTGCTGAATAATCAACCCCACAGACCGGTCTGCTTGAAAAAACTCCTGGACCCTGCGAAAGCTGCCTCCGGTGAAGGCGCGCGGCTATTTCAACGCTTGGCCGGACTTTGCACGATCTAAAAAGGAAATCGCCGCCATGGAGGCAGAGCCCATGCGGGTCTGGCCTTCCGCCTCAGCCATCACCCGTCTAGAGTAAACGTTTGATTGGATGCTGTGGATCGATGAGGCCGAACGCAAGTTGATCTGGTCGCGTGCCGGTCGCACGCCTTGGAAACAGATCTGCTGGGACTTGGGATGTGACCGTACCACGGCATGGCGTAAGCATAAGATCGCGTTGACGAAAATTGCGGCACGGCTGAATGCTGATTGACATAAACCAATCGGGCAGGTTTCATATTGCCTGCCCGTATGTCCAAAACGCAAGGCGACCGGCGCAAAAGGGGGAATGATGATCAAAAGCGAATTAGTTGCGAGGATTGCGGCAGAAAACCCTCACTTGAAAGACGTTGACGCACAAAAAGTCGTCTCCAAAATTATTGAGACGATCAGCGAGGGCCTTGAACGGGGCGATCGTGTCGAGCTGCGCGGGTTTGGTACATTTAGTGTCCGTCACCGGCAAGGTGGCCGACGTCGCAACCCAAGTACCGGTGAGATTGTTTATATCGAAGCGAAGTCAGTGCCATTCTTCAAGACAGGCAGAGGGCTGCACAGGCGCTTAAACTTTGCGTAAGCCCAAACGTGTTGCAACACTTTTGTTTTCGACAGCTGCAACAAGATCATGCTACACGAAGTATAAGATGGGGAGAGTGCGTCGCATAGACGTCTCTCCCCGTTTTTGTTTTTGGATTTAAGTGCTTTGAGACAGCGCAAATGGTATCCGAATTCCCGCAAAACTGTCTCCGCTCAAAATGTTACACTGTGTAACGCATTGAAATTGAACGGGTCCCTTCTGTTTGCAACCGTATACGGGGGAGCAAGGTGCTGCGCTTTCCTAGTGACACCCTGTAAAATACCCGTTTCGTTTCGGTTTGCGCACTGACCCAATGAAACAAGGGGGTTGAGCGGCCCCTGCCCCGCTCTGAACCGAAATGGCATGCCGACCCCATTTCGCTTTCTCGCACTAGATCCGTTGCGCGCCTCACCGATCCCAAGGATATGATCATGGACGTTTTAGACCTGCCGCTTGAGCAGATCATTCCCTATGCGCGCAACCCGCGGAACAACGCTGAGGCCATCGCCACGGTCGCGGCCTCGATCCAGGAGTTTGGCTGGCGACAGCCCATCGTTGTCGACGAGGCGATGGTGGTGTTGGCGGGGCACACGCGGCTGGAAGCAGCTCGCAAGCTCGGCTTCAAGTCCGCGCCGGTGCATGTGGCCAAAGGGTTGACAGCGTCTCAGGCGCGGGCCTTCCGGATCATGGATAACCGCTCCAGTGAAAACGCCGAGTGGGACAAGGACCTTCTGAACCTCGAACTGGCGGATTTGCTGGATGCAAAGTTTGACTTAGGCCTGACAGGCTTCACTGACGACGAGTTGAAGGCCCTGATGAACAGTCTTGAAGACGGCACTAGCCCGCAGGAGGGTGAGGACGACATTCCCGATACTCCGGAGGACCCGATCAGCCGCCCTGGCGATCTCTGGATCCTTGGCAATCACAGGCTGCTCTGCGGTGACAGCACGGTGGCCACCGATATCGAGCGGCTACTTGGAACGGTGAAACCACTGCTGATGGTGACAGATCCACCCTACGGGGTGGAATATGATCCGGGCTGGCGGAACCATGCGGGTGCTGCCAAGACCAAGCGCACTGGCAAGGTGCTGAATGACGACCGCGCGGATTGGCGCGAGGCCTGGGCCTTGTTCCCCGGCGACGTCGTCTACGTTTGGCACGGTGCGCTGCATGCAGCAGAAGTTGCCGAAAGCCTAGAGGCTGCGGGCTTCAATATCCGATCGCAGATCATCTGGGCAAAAGAGCGGCTTGTGCTGAGCCGCGGCGACTACCACTGGCAGCATGAGCCCGCGTGGTATGCTGTTAAGAAAACTGGAAAAGGCCATTGGGCGGGCGATCGCAAACAGACAACACTGTGGCAAATCCCAAGCAAGGATCAGGATGCCAAGACGGTGCACGGGACGCAAAAGCCTGTCGAATGCATGCGCCGCCCGATCCTTAACAACTCCAGCCCTGGCCAGGCTGTCTACGAGCCGTTCATGGGATCAGGCACCACGCTGATCGCGGCTGAGACAACGGGGCGCGTGTGCTACGGTATCGAGCTGAATCCGGTCTATGTAGATGTCGCGGTCGAGCGGTGGCAGCGGTTCACCGGTCAGCAGGCGGTGCTTGAAGGTAGCGATATCACTTTCGATGCGCTGAAGGCTGAGCGCGAGGCCGCATGAAACAGTCTCGCCTCATGTCACTGATTGAAGCGATCACCAATGTGATCGTCGGCTACGGCGTTGCGGTTGGGACGCAGATCCTGATCTTCCCGATTTTTGGGCTCCGAACAACGATCGGAGAAAATCTCGCGATGGGTGGTATATTCACGATCGTCAGCCTGTTTCGCTCGTTCGTGCTACGACGGCTCTTCGAGGCTCTCCGAGTTGCCGAGCAGAACCTTTAGATCAGACCGAGACCTTTTAAACAGTTGGCCGTATCCATCAATTGATGGGTCGGGACCTCAACCGTGATGGTGAAGCTGTCGGCAAATGTTCTGCCGTAAACGCCCCCATCGTCCATCAGCGCTCTGTCGATTTCGTCAAGAACGAGGCAGATGCGGCTGCGATCAAACTGCTCTGGCAGGTTTCGGATGGGGAGCCGAATGTTGGTGGTATCCATGAGGATTTTTTTCCGAGTGTTATTTGCCGGATCAGCTTCGCTCTGATGGGTATTTTTATCCAGTAAATTCGGCTTAATTACATATGGTTAACAGCCGTTTGAGGTCTGCTTATGTCCACTGCAACCCAACCTATTGGCGTCATAGCCAAGCTTCTTGACCTGACCGAGCGACGGGTGCAGCAGCTGAGCCGGGAGGGAGTGATCCCCAAGGCAGACCGCGGACAGTATGCTTTGATCGGGTCGGTCCGTGGCTATGTCCATTACCTGCGCGATCAAGCAATTAAGGCGCAGGCCGGTGCGCCTGATTATGCGGCCGAACGGGCGCGGTTTGTCCGAGCCCGGGCGGATCTCGCCGAAATGGAGGCCGAAGAAAAACGCCGATCATTGATCGCAGCAGATGAAATTGAGGGCGCTTGGATTGCAGTGCTCACCCTTCTGAGAACTCGGATTCTCGCCCTGCCGGACCGGTTGGCGCCACAGATTGTTGACCAATCCACCGTCGGAGAGACCCGTAACTTGATCCGCACGGCGATCCGCGAGGTGCTCGATGATCTCGCAGAGCCAGACATTGAATTCGAAACTGACCCTGAGATTGAGGGGATCGCCGATCCTGCAGCGGACGGTGGTGAAGGCCCTGTCGGTTCTAAAGCCACCGCCGGATCTGACGATCAGCGATTGGGCGGATAAGAACCGTCGGCTGAGCTCTGAGGCCAGCGCCGAGCCGGGTCAGTGGCGCACGTGCCGCGCGGAATACCAGCGGGGTATCATGGATGCGATCTCGGATCCGGCCGCAGAAACCGTTGTGATCATGTCGAGCAGTCAAATTGGGAAATCGGAGTCGATCTTGAATATGGTCGGCTATCATATTGACCATGACCCGGCCCCAATCATGGTAGTGATGCCGACGGAGCGTGACGCGGAAACCTGGTCGAAGGACCGCTTCTCGCCGATGGCGCGGGATACGCCGTGTTTGCAGAATAAGATAGCAAACCCCAAGTCGCGGGACGGCAACAACAAGATCCTGCACAAACGGTTTCCGGGTGGGCATCTGACCATTGTCGGCGCCAACGCACCCTCAGGGCTCGCGAGCCGGCCGATCCGGCTGCTGCTCTGTGACGAAGTTGATCGCTACCCATTCAGCGCAGGCGCCGAGGGCGATCCGGTCAACCTTGCAAGAAAACGAACGGTGACGTTCTGGAATCGCAAGATTGTGCTGGTCTCAACGCCAACAAACAAAGGCGCGAGCCGGATTGAGGCGGCGTTTGAGGAAAGCGACCAGCGACGGTTCTGGGTCCCCTGCCCCGACTGCGGATCAGAACAGCTGCTGATCTGGAGCCAAGTCCGCTGGGACAAGACAGAAGAAGGACACCATTCGCCCGATACGGCCCGCTACCACTGCGCCGAATGCGATGCCGCGTGGAAAGATGAAACCCGTTGGGCTGCCATCTCAAAGGGACGCTGGATTGCAGATCAGCCCTTTGCGGGCACGGCAGGCTTTCACCTGAACGAGATCTACTCGCCTTGGGTGCGGCTTGAGGCGATGGCCAAGGCGTTTCTGTCTGCGCGCGCTGGTGGGGATGAGACGATGAAGACCTTCGTCAACACCTCGCTCGGCGAGACCTGGATGGAAAGCGGCGAGGCGCCGGACTGGCAGCGGCTGCAGGGTCTGAAGGAAGATTGGCGCGCTGGCACGGTGCCTGCGGGTGGGCTGTTCCTGACTGCGGGCGCCGACGTGCAGAAGGACCGGATTGAGGTTGATGTCTGGGCTTGGGGGCACGACTTGCAAAGCTGGCTGATTGATCACATCGTCATTGACGGCGGACCGGGCGATCAGGCTTGTTGGCAGAAGTTGTCCGACTTGCTTGGCCAGACATGGCAGCACGTAAGCGGCACCCCGATGACCATTGCACGTTTGGCGATCGACACAGGTTATGAAACGGCCGCTGTCTATGCCTGGGCACGTCAGGCGGGCTTTGGCCAAGTGGCACCGATCAAGGGCCTTGAGGGCTTCAACCGTGCCAGCCCGGTGACGGGTCCGACTTTTGTCGATGCTACTATCGGCGGCAAGCGTCTGCGCCGCGGGGCGCGGCTTTGGTCGATCGCAACATCGACCTTCAAGGCCGAGACATATCGCTTCCTGCGGCTCGATCCGCCGGAAGTCACCAGTCCGGCAGATGGAGAAAAGTTTCCTCCCGGCTTTCTCCATCTGCCGGGCTGGGTCGATGCCGAATGGCTGAAGCAATTAACAGCGGAGCAGCTGGTCACGGTCAAGAACAAGCGCGGGTTCGCCAAACTTGAGTGGCAGAAGCTGCGGGAACGCAATGAGGCGCTTGATTGCCGGGTTTATGCACGCGCCGCCGCTTGGATCCTCGGTGCCGACCGCTGGTCGGACGCTCGGTGGGAAGAATTGGCGGCGCAGTTTGTGGTCGCTGATGCCAAGGGCGCCACCTCTGCCGGTGGCACACAATCTGTACGCAAGGCACAGGGGCGCCGCGTTGCGCGTTCAACATACATGGGATGAGTTTGGGCATGGCGGATCTGACGACACTGAAACTCCGCCGGGAGGCCCTGACTTCGCAGCGCGCCTCAGGCGTCGCGCGGGTCAGCTATGACGGCAAAACCGTGGATTACCGCAGCGTGGCCGAGATCGACCGCGCCATTGAGGCCCTAGACCGTGAAATTGCGGCGGCTGAGGGGCGGCGGATCGTGCGGCAGGTACGCGTGACGACGACCAAGGGGCTCTGACAGAAATGGGGATGTTCGACTTGTTCCGCCGGCCCAAGCCAGGTGGCTCTGAGGCCATGCGCGCACGGCTGGAAGGGGCTATGGCCAAGCGACGGCTCCGGGGCTGGAACCCGCCCTTGGAAAACATCAACGCGCTGGTCGCCTCCGGTGGCCCGCGGCTGTTGGCGCGCTCGCGGGAAATGGTAGTGACCAATGGTTACGCGGCCAATGCCTGCGAGGCATTTGCGGCAAATCTGGTCGGCGACGGGCTTAAACCATCGTCTCTCATCACGGACGCCGATCTGCGTGATCAGATCCAGCAGCTTTGGCTCGCCTGGACCGATGAGGCGGATGCCGATGGGCTGACGGATTTCTACGGCCTGCAGGCCATGGTCGCCCGCGAGATGTTCGTGGCGGGCGAATGTTTCGTGCGCCTGCGTCCCCGCCGAGCGGAGGACGGGCTGATGGTGCCGTTGCAATTGCAGCTTCTGCAATCAGAAATGCTGCCGTTTGAGAAGATCGAGACAGACCCGAACGGAAACCGTATCCGCTGTGGGATCGAATTCGACCTGATCGGGCGGCGGGTGGCTTATCACTTCCGCCGCAGGCACCCGGGTGACAGCACGGATCAACGCGTCGCGGTGCCCGACACGGTGCGCGTTCCTGCCGAAGAGGTGCTGCACATCTACCGACCGATTGATGCGGGCCAGATCCGGGGCCTCCCGCATGTGGCGCCTGCCATGGTCCGGCTGTTCCTTCTGGACCAATATGACGACGCGGAACTCGACCGCAAAAAGACCGCGGCGATGTTCGCGGGGTTTATCACCAAGACCGCACCGGAAGACCCGATGATGGGTGAAGGGGCGGCCGATCTCGATGGGGCCGCCATCGCCAGCCTTGAACCCGGCACCATGCAGGTTCTGCTGCCAGGCGAGGATGTGAAGTTCTCGAGCCCAGCCGATGTCGGCGGGGGCTATGAGGCGTTCCAGTACCGCACGCTGCTCGCGGTTTCGGCCTCTCTGGGGCTGCCCTATCATCTGGTCACCGGCGACGTTCGGCAGGCGAACTATTCGAGCTTGCGGGCCGAACTGGTCGAGTTCCGGCGGCGTATAGGCCAGTTGCAGCATGGGGTCATGGCCCATCAGCTTTGCCGCCCCATCTGGCGGCGCTGGCTGGAGACGGCTGTGCTCTCGGGCGCGCTGGATGCTGATCCGGTTGTCGCGCGACCTGTGCAATGGATCCCGCCGCGTTGGGATTGGGTCGATCCGCTCAAAGACATCCAGGCGCAGGTTCTTGCGATGGAGGCGGGGCTGACGTCTCGGCGCAAGGTGGTCGAGGCCACGGGATATGACATCGAAGAGGTCGATCGCGAGAATGCCTCTGACGCGAAACGCGCGGCAGACTTGGGTCTGACCTATCGCGCTAGCCCCGGCGAGACGCAGGGCGCGCGCGCCACACCAACGGGTCTCCCAGACCCGAATACCCCCAACGAGGACGGCAGCGGGTCGTCCACGACACCGCAGCAGGAGTAACCCCATGAAATCCTGGTACACAATCCGTGCCCGCGCGTCGGGCGCGGAAGTGCTGATCTATGATGAAATCGGCGCTTACGGCGTAACGGCGAAAGGCTTTCTGGCAGAGTTGGGTGCATTGCCTGACGATGCCGCCATCGATCTGCGCCTCAACAGTCCCGGCGGATCGGTCTTTGACGCCGTTGCCATCTACAACGCACTGAAGCGGCACGCGGGCGACATCACCGTTTGGATCGATGGTATTGCAGCCTCAGCGGCGAGCTACATCGCCATGGCAGGTGACACGGTCGTCATGCCGGAAAACGCCTTCCTGATGATCCATGATCCCAGCGGCTTGGTTATGGGCACGGCCGAAGACATGCGCGCCACGGCCGAGGCGCTCGACAAGGTGAAGGGCAGCCTGATCCAGGGCTATGCCGCGAAATCAGGCAAAGCCGACGACGAAATCGCCACCCTGATGGCGGCAGAGACCTGGCTCGATGCCAAGGAAGCGCTTGATCTTGGCTTTATCGACCGCATTGCCGAGCCCGTGAAACTTGCCGCCTCCTTTGATGTGGCGCGCTTCCGCAACGCGCCGCCGGAAGTGGTGGAAGCGGCAAGTGAACCAGACGAGCCTGCGGCCCAGGAGCCACAGTCCGAGGGTGTTGCAGACGCCAACACCCAGCCTGACCCCGAACAATCGACTGCGGAAGCGCAAACCGAGGCCGAAAGTGAAGCCACAATGGCGGCCGCCGCGATGGTCCGCGCCGAGGCAATCGCCCATGCACGTGCCGTGATCGATCTCTGTCGCCTTGCAGGCCAGCCGCAGATGGCAGGCCGCTTCCTCGAAGAAGATGTGGGTCTCGACGAGGTCCGCAATCGACTTCTTTCGGCCAAGGCCGAAGCCACCCGCGACATCACCGCCTCCCATGCCCAGCCCGGGCGTGCGGCCACCACCCAATCCTGGGGCGATGTGATCGCCCGAACCTTCAAGACGAAAGGCTAACGCATCATGACGACGCTCACTGAAGGCAAACACGCGGGCGGCTTCCTCGTCTGGGAAGTCCTGCGCGATTACACCCGCGAAACCGTTACCATCGCTTCTGGCGCTGGAAAGCTCTCGCCCGGCACTGTGCTCGGCAAGATCACCACGGGCGGAAAATACACCGTGCTGACCCCGGGTGCTTCAAATGGCAGCCAGAATGCCGCCGGCATTCTCTGGGCCGCAGTCGATGCCACGGATGCCGATGCGCCTGGCGTCGTGATCCTGCGCGGCCCCACGCTTGTGAACCAGCATGAGATCGTCTGGCCCGAGGGCGCGACCGAGGCGCAGATCACCGCGGCCACCACGGCGCTTGCCACAATCGGCATCATCCTGCGCTGAGCCTGAGAGAGAAAGGACATCCCCATGGCAACCATGGACATCTTCGAGGGCGACGCCTTCAGCATCATCGAGCTCACCCGAGCTCTGGAAAACATCCCCTTCAAACCGGCGATCCTGTCTGGCTCTGGCCTTTTTGGGTCGCGCGGCGTGCGCCAACGCACCGTCATGATCGAAAGCCGCGATGGCACGCTGTCGCTGATCCCGTTCTCGGAACGCGGCTCGGCATATGAGCAGCAGGTGCCGGAACGGCGTGACATGCGAGCCTTCGTCTGCCGCCAGTTCAAGAAACAGGACGTGCTCTGGGCCGCCGAGATCCAAGGCATCCGCGAATTCAGATCGGAAACGGCGGTGCAGCAGGTGCAAACTGAGGTGGCCCGCAAGATGGCGCGGCTTCGGAATGACGCTGAAGCCACGTTTGAATTCCACCTCTTCAACGGCATCCAAGGCGTGGTGAAGGACCCCAAGGACGGGGCCACGGTGATCAACTACTTCACCGAGTTCGGCATCACACCGGCCGCGGAGGTCGACTTCGATCTCGACAATGCAACCCCCGCCTCGGGCGCTCTGCGCAAACGCTGCCAGGCGATGATTGAGAGTGTCGAGGACAGTCTGGGCGGCTTGGCCGCTGGTCAGGTGCAGTTGCGTGCCGAATGCGGCTCGGCATTTTTCGCCGATCTGGTTGCCCACAAGGAGGTGCGCGAGACCTATCTCAACACCGCTGCCGCGGCAGATCTGCGCGGCCGCGTGGGGGAAGAGGTCAGCTTCGGCGGCATCACCTTCCGTCGCTATCGGGGCGGGCTTGGCTTCGGCGTGCCGACTGACAAGGCGTATTTCTATCCCGAGGGGGTCGAGGGGCTCTTCGAGATCTACTACGCCCCGGCCGACACGTTCGAGACGGTGAACACTCTCGGCCTGCCGCTCTATGCGCGGATGATCCCGGATCGTGACCGTGACGAATGGGTGCGCCTCGAGATCGAAAGCAACCCGCTGCCGATCTGCACCCGCCCGCAGGTGCTGCGCTCGGCCAAGCGGACCTGATGAGCGCCTTTGCTAATGCTCTTGATGTCTTGTTCCTCGATGCCAATCTCTCGGTCGAGATTTGGCATCGGGACAGCGAAGGGCAGTTCACGCGCGCCCGCGGCATTCTGCGCCGCCCTGACGAGATCACCGAGTTTGGTGCGGCGCGGCTTCTTTCGGACACCACCCGGATCGATGTTCGGGTGGCGGATATCCCAGACCCTCGGCCTCAGGAGCAGATCCTGATCGGCGAGGAAACCTTCCTGATCCAGGGCGAACCGCAGCGTGACCGTGAGCGGCTGATCTGGACGATTGAGCTGACCCCTGCATGAAGCTTGGCCTCGACATCACACCGGACCTCGTTGCCGTGATGGCAGCCGAGATCAAGGCGGGCGAAAAGGCCGTCAGCGCCGCGATGCGCGAAGCTGGCACGGATCTGAAGTCCGCTTGGCGCGGGCAGATCACGCATGCGGGTCTGGGGAGACGGCTTGCGAACTCGATCCGGAGCCAGACCTATCCCAAATCTGGCGAAAGCCTGAAAGCAGCAGCGCTTGTTTGGTCGAAGGCGCCGGTCATTGTTGGCGCTCATGACACTGGACTATTGATCCGGTCCAAGGATGGGTTCTGGCTAGCGATCCCCACGCCTGCTGCCGGTCGTGGCCTGCGCGGTGGCAGGATCACCCCAGGCGAATGGGAACGGCGACGTGGTCTGAGGTTGCGGTTTGTGTATCGACACCGGGGGACAAGCCTGCTCGTCGCCGATGGGCGGTTGAACAACCGCGGGCTCGGCGTGGTATCGCGCTCGAAGACCGGGCGCGGACGGGCCACGGTGCCGATCTTCCTTCTGGTGCCGCAGGTGAAGCTGGCGAAACGGCTCGATTTGGCGCGCGACGCAGAGCGCGCGCATGACAGCTTGCCGGGGCGGATCGTGGCGGACTGGCTGGGGGGAAGGTTGTGACATCGGCTATGCGGACAAACCTGCCCTTGGCTCCCAATGGTCCAAGGAGCGCTCTCCCAACACAGCCTCGCAGGACCTTAATGGTGTTGCGAAATTGGTTCTCCTTCCTAAGATACACGAGGGAGGAATACTTGTGTTGCCAGAACAGTTCACCGGTGGCTGCGCGTGCGGAGCAATCCGATACAGGTCCGAAGGTATTGCCCGATACATGGGGAATTGCCATTGCCGTGATTGCCAGCAGGCTACTGGAAGTGCATATTTTCCGGCTGTCCTGGTGAAACAGGCAGATTTCAAGCTCGAAAAAGGGGACCCAAAGTGGTTCGAGCGCCGAGCAGATCGCGGCCATGCGATGCTTCGCGGCTTTTGTTCTGACTGTGGGTCACCGCTGTTCCTGATCAACAAGGCAAGTGAGGGGGCTATGATCCTGTTCGCAGGGAGCCTGGATGATCCGAGCTGGTACGCGCCAAGTCGTGACATTTACGTTAACAGCGCACAGCCGTGGGATAAGATGGACCCCAATCTCCCGAAAGCAGATGGAATGCCTGCCTGATTTTGCCAATGTCGCTGTTTTTGTCGACATCAGTCGTCAGCTGACATTCGCGCAGGGCGCAGCATCCAGAGCTTGGTTTCGAAATGGACCTTCTCCGCACCTGCACGATAGCAAACACCCATGCCCACCTTTCGCGAAACCATACTCGCCGCGCTGTACGCGCGGCTTTCGTCGTCGCCCGCAACCGCCCTGCGTGGCGAGGTGCTGCCCGAACGCGTGCCTGCCGATGGCCTACTGATCCTGCGCGACGGTGATCCGGGGGAACCCGAGGTGACCATGTCGCCGCTCGCTTACCATTACCAGCATCGCGCTGAGATCGAGGCGGTCGTGCAAGGCGCCGCCCGCGACGCGGCCTTCGACACGCTGTCCGCCAGTATTGGGAAAGCGCTCGCTGACGACCGAACGCTCGGTGGCCTTTGCGATTGGATTGAGGCGGAAGCGCCGCAGCCTGTCGATCTGCCTGTTGAGGGCGCGGCGAGCCTGAAGGCGGCCGTGATCCCGGTGGTGCTGCACTATTCAACGGCTGACCCGCTCAGCTGACCCCAAACATCTGAGGAGTTGAAACATGGCACGAGCCCAAGGAGCGCGGGCGCAAATGGCGCTTGCGTTCGAGACGACCTATGGCACGCCGCCCGTGAGCGGCTTTACCAAGATGCCTTTTGCAAGCACGACGCTAGGGGCAGAGCAGCCGCTGCAGACCTCAGAACTCTTAGGCTATGGCCGTGATCCGCAGGCCCCGATCAAGGATGCGGTGACGGCGGATGGGGATGTGGTGATCCCGATCGATGCCGAGGCCTTCGGCTTCTGGCTGAAGGCTGCTTTTGGCGCGCCCGTAACCACGGGCACCGAGGTACCTTACAGCCACGAATTCCGCTCCGGAAACTGGTCGCTGCCGAGTTTCTCGATTGAAACGGGCATGCCGGAGGTGCCGCGCTTTGCGATGTATTCTGGCTGTATGGTGGACAGTCTCAACTGGCAAATGGCGCGCTCTGGGTTGCTGACGGCCACCGCAAGCGTTGTTGCACAAGGCGAGGAAATCGCCGCGAGTACGTCCACTGGAACGCCTGCCGGTATCGCGCTGAAACGCTTCGGACATTTCAATGGGGCCATCACGCGGAACGGCGCCAACATCGGTAACGTTGTCTCTGCCGACCTTACCTATGCCAACAATCTCGACCGTATTGAGACGATCCGGGCCGACGGCAAGATCGACGGAGCAGACCCGTCTATCGCGGCGCTTACCGGCAATGTCGTCGTGCGCTTTGCTGACCAGACGCTCGTGACCCAGGCGATCAACGGCGAGGCCTGCGAGTTGGAGTTCTCCTACACACTGCCGACGGGCGCGAACCTGACCGTCACCGCGCATGCCGTCTATCTCCCCCGACCCCGGATCGAGATCTCCGGCCCACAAGGCGTGCAGGCCACCTTCGACTGGCAGGCGGCCAGCGATCCCGTTGTGGGTCGTATGTGCACCGTCACCCTGACCAACGACCGCGAGGTTTACTGATGCTGCGCTTGAACCTCTCCACCGAACCCCGGTGGCTCGACCTCGGCCATGGCGTGCGGCTGCTGGTGGAGCCGCTGACCACCGCCATCATGTTGGCAGCACGGAGCGATCCGACGATTATCGCCGCGGCGGCGGTTGAGGGCGAAGCGGCCCATTCCAACGACGATCTCGCCCGGATCGTCGCAAAGGCCGTGGCGCGCATCGTTGTAAAAGACTGGGAGGGCGTTGGGGACGAGGACGGCAAACTGCTGCCTCTGACGCCAGAGGGCATCGATGCCCTGCTTGAACTTTGGCCGATCTTCGAGGCTTTCCAGGCAAAATACATCGCAGGTGCCCTCATTCTGGACGCGGAAAAAAACGCCTGACCGCTCTCGCCGACTGGGAGTTCGGCGGGGGCGGTGAGTACTGCGCCGCATGCCCCTCTGTGTGCGCAGAATGCCCACGCACACTCCATCAACCCCGAACCATCGAGGGCTGGCAGATCTGGGATCTGGTTCAGCGCCTAGGCGGACAGGTGCGCGTCGTGGGCGGCATGAGTGGCGGCGCTGTCCTCGGCTGGGACATGGGTGCGGCCCTGCAACTCGGCGCAGCCCTCGGGCTCTCGCCACTCATCATCGCGGAACTCCTGCCGCCCATTGAGGCGGTGATGGTGCGCAAGATCAACGAAACCCTGCAGGCCGGATCAGGCCTGACCTGACCTCGTTTCCATCCGGAACGAGGTGTGACCCACCAAGGAAATGGTGAGATGGCAGAGAAACGTGTCAGCGTCCGGCTTTCCGCGACCGGCGGCCGTCAGGTACGTGCCGAGCTGGAAGGTGTCGGTGAGGCCGGCTTGCGCGGCTTTGGCCGTCTCAGCCGAGAGATGGACCAGGCCAATGCGCGCATGGCCGCCTTTGCGCGGCGCGCGCGGATCGCGGCGACAGCGGCGGCCACAGCGCTTGCTGCGGCCGTTGGCTCGATGACCCGCTCGACAGTGGCTGCCGCCAATGAGATCGGCCAGCTCTCCCAGGTGGCCAATGCGAGCCCGGAGGTCTTCCAGCGCTGGTCGGCCGCCTCGGCCACGGTGGGGATCGAGCAGGAGAAGCTCGCGCAGATCCTGCAGGATGTGAATGACCGGGTGGGGGATTTCCTGCAAACAGGCGGCGGGCCCATGGCCGACTTCTTCGAGAACATCGCGCCCCGAGTGGGCGTGACAGCCGATCAGTTCGCCCGGCTCTCGGGTCCGGAGGCGCTGCAGCTCTATGTCGATAGCCTTGAGCGCGCTGGCGTCAGCCAACAGGAGATGACCTTCTATCTCGAGGCTATGGCCTCGGATGCCACGCGGCTCATTCCGCTCCTGCAAAATGGTGGTTCGGAAATGACCCGGCTTGGCGCGCAGGCTCAGGCATTGGGCGCGGTACTGGACGCAGATGCCATCGCGGCGATGCGCCGGTCGGAACTGGCGCTAGTCAGCATCGGGCAGGTCTTTACCGGGGTGCGCAACCAGATCGCGGTTGCGCTGGCGCCCACGCTGGAGGCAGTGGCCAATGCGTTTGTCGCCCTTGCGTCCAGCACCAGCCCCATTAGCCGAGCCTTCGACGCGGTATTGGCCAACCTTGATCGGCTGGCGATCTATGCAGGGACCTTCGCCACCTTCCTCGCCGGACGCTGGGTGGCCGCCATGGCCGCCGCGGCGATCTCTGTCCGAGGCCTCGCCACCACGCTCGTTGTGCTGAAGGGCGCACTGATCCGCACTGGCATTGGCGCGTTGATCGTGGGCGCGGGTGAGTTGGTCTACTGGTTCACCCGGCTCATGGAGGGCGCGGGCGGCTTTGGCGACGCCATGGGGCTTTTAAAGGATGTGGCGGTCGAGGTTTGGGAGCGGATCCGAATGGGCGCCTCCGCGGCGGGTGCGCGCGCCACGGCGATGTTCTTCGACCTCAAGGCGGATGCGGCCGCTGGCATGGCTTCGGCCATTGAAAGCGTGGTGGCTTTCGGCAACGCCACGGCAAACACATTCGAGGGGGCGCTTGCGGCCGTGCGCGCCATCTGGGGCCGCTTGCCGAGCGTGATCGGCGAGATGGTCTATGCCGCGGCCAATCGGATGATCGACGGGATTGAGGCGATGCTGAACGGCGTCATCCGCCGGGTCGATGCCTTTACCGGCAGCATTCGGGATGCGCTCGCGGCTGTCGGGATCGAGACGGCCTTTGGTCAGATCGGCGAGATCAGCCTCGGCGATTTGGAAAACCCCTTTGCGGGATCTGCGGCTGACGCCGGCACGGCCGCGGCTGAGGCGTTCCGGCGGGCATTTGAGGACAATCCAATCACGGTCCCCGACTTTGGCCTCAATGATGCCGCTTCTGAGGCCCTGGCCACCGCGAATACCTACCGTCAGATCGCCACTGATCTTGCCAATGGCGCAATGTCCCCACTGACATCTTGGAACGCACTTCGGGATGCGGTGGCGGGGACCGGTGAAGACGGTGCGGCAGCTCTGGATGAGGCCACGGCCTCTGCAGATCGTCTGTCGGATGCCATGGGGCGTGCCGGTGGCGCGGCAGGAAGTGCCGGAGAACGGATCGCCACCGGGTGGCGTGCAGTGTCCGAATCCCTTCAGGCCTATGCCACAGAGGCCTTGAACTGGGGCAAAGGGCTTGGCGAAACCTTGACCGGCGCCTTCAGGGGTGCGGAAAGCGCGTTTCGGAGTTTTGTCGAAACCGGCAAATTCGACTTCAAAAGCCTCGTGCGCTCGATCCTGGCGGACCTTGCAGTTCTGTCCTTCAAGCGCGCGGTGCTGGGGCCGCTGGCCAATGCGCTCTCTGGCATCTTCGGCGGCGGGTCGCTCGCAGCGTCTGTCTCGCATGCCGGCGGCATCGTGGGGCTCTCAGGTCATATTCGGCAGGTGCCAGCCATGGCCTTCGCTGGCGCGCCTCGGATGCATTCCGGTGGGACCGTGGGGCCGGTTGGCTCCTGGGCGGGCCTTCGACCAGACGAAGTTCCGACGATCCTGCAACGTGGAGAACGGGTGCTCAACCGGCGCGAGGCAGCTGACTATGGCCGAGGCGGCAGCATTGGCGCGGGCGTCACCGTCAATATCGACGCGCGCGGGGCGCAGATGGGCGTGGCCGAGCAGATCGACGCGCGCCTTCGGGCGGCCATCCCGGAAATCGCCCGCATCGCGAAGGAAAGCGTGGCCGATGGGCGACGCCGGGGTCAGGTAATCTGAAATGGCCATTCCTGTCTTGCCGTTGACGCTCGTCACCTCGCTCGAGCGGCGCCTGGTCACGTCTGTGGCCGAGGCACGCTCGCCCTTTACCGGCACGTCGCAGATCCAAGATTGGGGTGCGTCGTGGTGGGAATACCAGATCGAGATGGCGGTGACCCAAGGGGCCAAGGCCCGGAGGCTTTCGGCCTTCTTCACCGCCCTTGGTGGAGTGCGCGGCCGGTTCCTCTTCCCCGATCCCTCGATCGAGGTGCCGTTGGCGGCTGGAAATCCCTATGTCACCGAGGCGCAGGTTGCGGGAGCCTTCACCCTGAGCACGGCGGGATGGGGACTTGGTCTGCGCGCCGGTGACTTCTTCCAGCTGGGCAGTGATGCGACCACGAGGCTTTACCAGTTGACGGCGGATGTGACGCCTTTCGGCAGTGAGGCAACGCTCGCCTTCGTGCCGCCGCTTCGGGCCTCAATCCCGGTCGGCACGCTCCTCGGCCTTGAGACCCCGTCGGTCCTGTTGCGCCTGACGGCCCCGGTTCCCTCGGTCATCGGCCGTGCGGATCAGCACCGCTTCACGATCTCAGCCCGGGAGGCCCTTTGATGAGCCGCGAACTTACCGTCGCTTTTGCAACCGCGCTGGCTGATCAAAACCTCAGGCCGGTCATCTTCTTCGAGGGCCAGTTCACCACGGGCTGGGTGCGTATTTGGTCGGGGCTGGGAGAGGTGAGTTGGAATGGGCAAACGTGGGCTGGGGCTGGGTCGCTACTCGGCCTCGGGGCGATTGACGAAACCGGAGAGGTCGTGGCCGGCGGCACGGCGGTATCGCTTTCCGGCGTGCCGCTGGATCTCGTGCAGATGGCGATCGATGAAGCGCGTCAGGGCCTGCCGGGCCGCATCTGGCTGGGGCTTCTGGCCGAGAATGGCAGCATCATCGCCGATCCGGTTCAGGCCTTTTCGGGACGGCTTGATGTGCCAGAAATCAAGGATGACGCCGACACCTGCACGATCACTATCAGTTATGAGAGCCGTCTGATCGATCTCACCGTGGCGCGGACCTGGCGCTACACCCATGAAAGCCAGCAGGTCTTGTTCTCCGGCGATCTCGGTTTTGAGTACGTCACAGCGATCCAGGATCGCGAAATTACCTGGGGGCGCGGATGATGCTCCCCC